GCTTTGCAGAGGCGGCACAAGCTACAGCAATAGGTACTGCCGCTGGATTAACGCAAAAACAACTAACTGGATTAGCAACCGCAGCTAAAAATGTATCTTTCGCACTTGGAAGAGATTTAACAGATTCATTTAATCGTTTAATTCGTGGTGTTACAAAAGCAGAACCAGAACTATTAGATGAACTTGGTATTATTCTTCGTCTTGAGCCTGCAACTCAAGAGTATGCTGCTTCTATAGGTAAAACTGCACAAAGCTTGACTGCTTTTGAAAGAAGTCAAGCTGTGGCTAATTTTGTACTTACAGAGGCAGAAAGAAAGTTTTCTCGAATAGCAGAAATAACAGATAGAGATGCTTTTGCTGTGGCTCAGTTTGGAAAGGCTTTTGACGACGTTTTAAATCAAATAAAAGTCACTCTCGCAAACTCATTAACTCCTGTTCTTAAATTTCTTACTGCAAATGTAAATTCTCTTATAGGAGTTTTTGCTTTATTAGCCCTTCCGCTTGTTCGCTCTGTTCTTCCTAATCTTGATGCTTTTGCGGATAATGCAAAAAATGCAGCAACAGCTGCTAAAACGTTTTCAGAGTCTGCACAAAAAGATTTTGATAATTTATCTGCAAAAGCCGCAGTTTTAGGAAAGAGTACAAAAGATTTAGCAGCACAAGCAGGTAAAATGACAAAATCTGCCGGACTAGAAGGAGGCGGAGCTGGAGTTAATACTGCTAAAGGTTTTCTATCCGCAGGGGAAGGGGATACGCTGTCAGGACGAGGAAGAGCTGCTGCAGAAAAAGCATTGCGCGGAGCAGAAAAACAGTTAATAAATAGTGAAAAAGTTAAAACAGGTATTTTAAAAGGCTTTAATAAGCAGCAAGTGGCTGATCTTAGAACCTCATATAAGTTAAGAGAGAGAATACTTAAAGGCCATGAACTACAAGTTAAGCGTAGTGTCGCTGGCATGAAGATATCTTTTGATAAGTTCTTGGCAGGTGTACAGTTAAAATCTGCAAAAGCTTTTGGTTTTATGGCTACTCAGGCAAAAAGAGCCGCAAAAGGAATAGACTTAGCTTTTAAAGGTATCGGATTTTTAGGATTTGCACTTTTAATTGCTGATTTAGGTAAAATGGCTTTTGATGCCCTCTTTCCTATATCTGAAGAAGCAAAGAGAGCAAAAGACAAAATAGGAGATTTAGCCAGTAGCACTGAAGAACTTGTCAGACATTTAAGTGATGTAAATGACTTAGCAAACGATTCTTCTTTTCAATTAACATATGTTGAAAGTATACAGCAGTTTGGTAATGCTGTAAAGCAAGCAAATGTTCCTGAGCTTATAAGAAATATTGGTAAATTAGATGAGTTAGGAAAAACTGCAGGAAGAAACTCTGAAGAATTTAAGAAACTCGAATCAGGACTGAGAGCCACAGTTGTAGAGCTGGGTAAAATGGATGCCGCATTTCTTCGTCTTTTAGACTCTCAAGGTGCTCTTACTGAGTTAACAGATGAACAAAAAAGAGGGCTTCTTGCCAGAAACGAAGAGATGATTGCTGCTGCAGATGCTGCAACTCAATTAGCAGATGCAGAAAAAGCTTTAAATGCAGAAATAATTAATATCACTAAGTCTATTCCTAAGGCGCCCCTTCAAACCCTTATTTCTGCTTTTGATAAAGAGTTAGAGTTGCAGATTACAATTGAAGAAGAAGGGGCAAGATCAGCACTAAAAAGAACATTAGATAAACTCGATAACGATATTGCAGAAGCAGAAAGACGCAGGTCTGGTACAGAAGAGCAAACAGTGACTGTTAGTGCAGGAGGACATCTGGGTCGTCAGGGCAAAACAAAACAAGTTACACGAACAGTTTCCGTTCAGACTCAGGCAGACAGAGATGCAATAGCAGCATTACAGAAAAAGAAAACGTTAGAACAAGAAACTTTTGATAAAAGAAAAGCTGCAAATACAGCAGAATCAGCAATACGCAAACAGCTAGTAAATTTAGCAAACCAACAGGTAGAAAGAGAAAATCGTATTTTAGAGATAAAAAATGCTGTAGCTGTTATAGATAAAGTAAGTAAAAGCTTTGATGCACAAAGAGTTCGTGCAATTATCCCTGTTGCTAATGCTCAGACCAAAGTCTTAGCTGCAAAAAACAAGGAGCTATCAGCGGATGCAGCGCTATTAGCACTACAGAAGAAAGGAAAGGCTGCAAGCGCAGATGATATTAAAAATGCTACACGAGCGCAAGAAATTGCTCAAGAAAATACAAGAATAGCTGAGAATGAGTATAATCAAAAAATAAAAGCATTTCAAATTGATCAGCTTCGTATAAATGCAGCAGAAAAACAACTAAATATACAAAGAGAAATAAATGGCATTAATAATGCTTTAAATGCAGCTCAACAGCTTCAACAAAGAAGGCAAACAGGCTTTGGTTCTATTGGAGCAGGTCTTGATACTTTAAATCAGGAGAAAAGTGCTTCAGTTGTTGCAAATGCACAGTCACGAATACTATCCCTTTCACAACAGATAAACAAGGAAGAGGCGGGCAGAGCAACTGCTGTAGCAGAGCAAAATCAGGGAGAAGTTGATCGTATAAATCAAGCACAACAAGCTCTTGCTCTCCAAATTTTACAGCAAGGCATTATAATTGAAGGTGAAACGAATAAGGTTGCTATTTTAACACAAGCTTTAGATTTAGAAAACCAAATAACTCAGAGAAAAATTGAAGCAATCTCTTTAAATCCTGTTCAACAAGCAATGGATTTACATTTATTAGAAATGGGTAAATCAAGAAAAGATCTCAGTGCAGAAGAGCTAGCACTTTTAGAGCAAAAGATAGAAAAGTCACAAGAATTAGACATTGTGCAAAAAGGATTAGAAGGCCTTCGTGATACTCTTACAGGAGGAATGGAGAATGCTTTCATGTCAATTGTAGATGGTTCTAAGTCTGCAAAACAAGCTTTTGCAGATTTTGCAAAGCAAATGTTAGCACAAATTGCAAAGATGATTATTCAAATGATGATCTTTAATGCACTAAAAAGTATTGGTGGAGGATTCTTTAGTGGCGGTGGCGTTGCAACCCCTCCAGGAGCTAGATATGGTGGTATAATGCAAGCTCGTAGAGGAGGAATGTTTGAAAACTACTCCACGGGTGGTATTGCAAGAGGACGTCAAGCTGGCTATCCTGTAATGCTACATGGAACAGAAGCGGTTGTTCCTTTACCTAACAAGAAAGAAATACCTGTAGAAATAAGAGGCGGCACTGGAAATGTTAATAACATAAGTATTAGTGTATCTACAGATGGAACTACACAACAGAGATCCGAAGGAGACGACTCTGGTGGAGGTAGAGCATTGGCTCGAGTAGTATCAATGGCAGTTCAAGATGAGTTGCAGAAGCAGAAACGACCTGGCGGTATATTAAGTCCGTTTGGAGCAGCATAATGGCAATTGGTTTTACAGACTTAAATTCAGTTCAAAGAACTCCAGACAGAACACTTACTCGAAATAATAAACCTCGGGTATTAAAAATTCAGTTTGGAGATGGCTACGAGCAAAGACTACAGGACGGTATAAATAATATTAATCAAACCTTTACTGTTGCTTTTTCAAATAGACCCAAAGCAGATATTGACGATATAATGGCTTTCTTTGATAATAAAGGAGGAACAACTGCTTTTAGTTTTACCTATCCTGATACTAATGCTTCGGGATCAGAAAAAACAGTAAAAGTAGTTTGTGAGGATTATACCCAAAGTTACTCCTACGATGATTTTTATAGTTGCAATGCAACTTTTAGAAGAGTATACGAAGCATGACACAGATAGATAAAGAGATTCAAAAGCAGGACCCCGGCTCTGCCTTTATTGAGCTGTATGTGCTTGAATATAGCGCAGGCTCTTTTGCGTATTTCTTTGCAGGACTTGACGACGACTTAAACTCTATACAGTTCAGAGATGAGAATGGTACTGTAAGAACATATGAAGCTATACCCTTAGAAGCCGGAGAAATTAATATACAAAGTGATGGGTCTATGTCAAGACCGGAAGTAACCATAGGTAATATTGGAGATACACTTAGTAGCGCTATAGGCGGGTTAGACTATGAAGATCTTATTGGTCAAAGATTAACAAAAAGAGCAACCTTAGAAAAGTATTTAGTAGGTAATTCTGGGGACTCTACTCCTCCTGTTGAGTTTCCTAAAACTACATACATAATTGATAGGATTAAAGAAAAAACTATTTTATCTGTCACTTTTGAACTTGCTGCACCTTTTGACGTAGCTGGTATAACTCTTCCTCGAAGACAGATTATTGGAGGCAGCTGTCCTTTTAGATATAGAGAAGCTTCTCCTTCCCTTACTGCAGCCGCTAGATGTGGTGGCTGTAATTGGAACCAAAAATCTGGTTTTGCTGTAACAAGTGCTTCTTCTGGAACAAGTAGCACTGTATACATGAATCGTTATGATGAATATATAGTAAGAGATAATATTTCTTTTACTACATTTACAGCTGGCTCTACTACTGCATCTGCAGGAGGATACTATAAGACTGTAAGTAATGTACCTCGTTTAAATGCAAATGGTACAGTTTCTAATGCAAATGCTAATAATTATTGGCAAGCCCTTAGTGGAACTAGCACTACCCCCTCTGATACTAGTTCTGCTTGGAGACGCGTACGAGTTTGGAGCAGTCATAGTTCTAGCTCAACTTATTATGCTTACTCAGATCCTAAAAGGAATGAGTATGTTGTAAGATCAAACGATCTTTTTCAAGCATTAAAAACAAGAGTAAATCCAGCTAGCAGTGAGGTTAAAGAGGGAGTAAATTGGACAGAAGGAGATATCTGTGGAAAGAAAATAAAATCTTGTAGACTAAGATTTCATTCTTTACCCCATCCAACCGTTACTGGAGGAGTAGCGATAGAAACAGATAAAAAAGTAACTTTACCTTTTGGGGGCTTTCCAAATGTTAGACAGCGAAGATAAAGTTATAATTAATGATTTATTTGAAGACTATCCAGAAGAAGCCTGTGGGTTATTAATAAATAAAAGAGGAAAGATTGTTTGGAAAAAGTGCAAAAATATAGCAGAGAATAAATTAGAAAACTTTCAGATATCTCCGGAAGAGTATGTAAAAGCAAGACTTAGTGGAGATATATATGCCGTTGTTCATAGTCACCCCGATATGTCTCCAGAGCCAAGTAAATCAGATAAAGACGCAAGTAATCATTTAGGTATACCGTATATAATTTATTCTCTTCCAGAAGCAGAAAAGTGTATATATACACCTGTAAAGCTAGAAAATCCTCTTTTAGGCAGAGATTATAGTTTTGGAGAAAATGATTGTTGGTCTTTGGTAAGAGACTACTATAGACAGGAATTAAATATTGAACTCCCAATGTTAAAATTTGAAGATGATTGGTGGGAAAAAGGATTAAATTATTTTGATGACTTATATGAATCTTTTGGGTTTGTAAAAGTAGAAGAACCACAAAAGCATGATGGCATAGTTTTTAACATACTGTCACCCATAGGAAATCATTGTGGTATTTATTTAGATGATGGAGTATTTATGCACCATGCAGTTAACAGACTTTCATGCAGAGAATCTATTTATGGCATATGGGGAAAGTCAATTAGAGGGTATTACAGATGCAAACAGTTTATTTAGAAGGTAACTTAGCTAAATTTGGAAATAAGTGGGAAACTTCTTGTTCTTCTGTGTCTGAGATTCTTAGGTTGATAGAGTGTCAAACCGAAGGATTTAGAGCTCATTTGATAAAGGCTGCAGAAGCAGGAATAGAGTATCAAGTAACACGAGGAAAAGACTTACTTCAGGAAGAAGAGCTTTTTATGACTATAGGAGAAGATGATATTATTATAACTGAACTACCCGCAGGCTCAAAAGGTGTAGGTAAAGTAATAGCAGGAATAATAATGATAGTAGCTGCTGTTTATTATGTTGCAACTACAGGAGACTTTGCAACAGCAGCAGAACTCATTGCAGCTATAGGAAAATCAAGTTTCTTTGTAAAAGCAACAATACTAGTGGGCGCTAGCCTAGCAATGGCAGGCATTTCTGAGATGATGATGCCAGATCCTTCAGTTGATGGTATGGAATCAAATAGAAACTACTTATTCAGTGGTCCTGCAAATACCGTAACTCAAGGCCAAGCAGTGCCCCTTGCCTATGGTGAATTAATTGTAGGTGGTGCTCCTATTTCTTTAGCTTTTTCTCGTACGCCTTTAGTTTTAGATGGGGGAGAGGTAGGAGGAACAGTTGGTACTTCTCCTATTATAAAAGAGACAGTAAATCTTACTGGAGGTGATACAAATAATATAGAAGGAACTCCGGGAACAAATCCGCCTCGACGAGATCCGATTATGGACTTTATTGCAGATGATGAAGCCTTTAACATATTAGAATACATTGGCCATATTGGGCTATAGCTTAGGAGTTAGATAATGGGATGGGGACCACAAAGTGAAGCAAATTATGAAGCTCAAATGCAGGCTCAAGCTTCTGCGGCCGCTGTTCCTGCAACTCCGATAACTGAAAAACAGTATGGTATTGCTACAGATGTAATTTCCGCAGGAGAAATTCAAGGACTAGTAGGTGGCTTATCTGGAGTATTTTTAAACGGTACTTCAATACTTGATAAAGATACTTATGATACTCTTACATCAAAATCTGCAAAAGCCACTGTAACTGGAACAAGCGTAACAAATGCTAATGGTCTTTTTAGTGGTGTAGACTTATCTCTTGGAGATAGATACCTGATGGTTCTTTCTGGCGGTCCTACTGGAAATCTAGAAACTCTACCTGGATATAGCTCTCAGTATGCTGCCAAAGCAGGTTCTAGTATTCTTTATCTTCCTAGCAGTATCACTCTTCCCTCTGATATCTCAAATAAGCCTGGAACCACAGAAAAAGCTACTGTTGATGATTATGTAGTTCAACGAATTCGTGTTCCTGGAGCAGGTCCGGACGGAAAGCTGTATTCAGGAATTA